ATAGGGTGTAAAAACCTCAGGGATTATTAAATCACTTCTTAATGTAGCCATTAAAAAATGTACTAATGATTTTTACTGTTCGGTGACAACACCTAACTTATACAAACAAGTTGTTTCTATACTAACCGCTAACTGCGTTTTTGAGCATATTATATTTATTAATATCTGTTCTATATAATCTAGCCTGTTCAGTTAAGTTGAAAGATTCTTTAGCAAATGGGTTGTTTTCGCCTGTAATAACATCAGCAGTTACTTTTGTTGTTGTTGCTCCACCGCCTTGTGGTCTAGGGTTTTTTTGTACCCATTGAGGCATTTTCGATACTGCCCATTCTTTTACAGGTGTTCTGTTATAGCCGTCAACAATAACAACAGTGCCATCGGCTTCTCTTGCAAGTTGATCTCGATTTATTCTTGATAACACATATTGTGGATCGTGGACAACATCAGCTAATGCACTGACAGCAGGGGCTTCCACTTCAAGTTCTCTTTGCTTTTGCTCAAGTTCTTGTATTCTCTTGTTTTTGGATTCCTCTGCTTCTCGATATTGAGTCGCAAGTTTTTCTCTTGCCTCTTCATATTTACCCTGTGCCTCAAGTTCCTCTTGCTCTTTCTTTTGCTTATAAGCAATCAAAGCATTTACATCTACATCTGGAGGAATAGCCTTACCTGCTTCTTTTGCTTTAATATTCTGATCTAATAATTTCGCATTATTAGCTTTTAACTTTTGCAATTCTTCCTGTAAAGCTGCATATTGTTCAGGAGAAGGGTTTGGCTTGATTGGCTCTTCTGACATAAATAAATTTTAACAATAATTAATAATCAATATATCAATCTACTCCTGATATGTCACGGAAAGAAGCCACACTTATTTACTTTTGTTCTTTTTAGGTTTAACGGCTTTAGGCTTTACTTCGCAATTTTCAGTCTTTGGTTTTTGGTTTGACTCATCATAAGTCTGGACTTTGAATGTATATCCCATTACTTTTTGCCTCCTTTTTTAATTTTTTTTGTTTTTTTAGACTTACCATACATGATAAGAAAAGTAATTATTTATATTTTACTTCCTTTTGCGTTTTTTAGCAGTTGATAAAGCTATTGCTTGAGCTTGTTTTAATGTCTTGCCCTCTTTCATCAGCAAACGTATGTTGCCAGAGATAGATTTTTGTGATTTGCCTTTTTTAAGTGGCATTAGTCTGCAAAGTATTTATCTACTAAATTTAAATCTTTTTTATTTTTTGCAGCCGCATATAAGACTTCTACAAGTTCACCTATCAAATCTTTATCCTCTCCTTTTGCTTCATTAAATAAAGACAACAGCTTTCTAGGAGCGTTCCTTGACTCAGGAAAACTCCCAGCTATTTTTACCGCTTGTTCTCTTAATTCCATTTGTCAACAATTTTTAGCGAAGCATCAAGAGTTTCCTCTATCCATTTATATGCAGAGGGTGAAGCTTTCTTCAATTCTACAGGAGCAAATATAAATTGCACAAATGTTTCTGCAAATCTTTCCAAGTGATTTGATGTTCCGTATTCACTAGGACTCCAATCATAAGAGCTTAACTTATTTGAATTATTAGTAAAATGAACTTGATGACCCATTTCATGTACATAAGTCTTTAGCCAACTTGTCGCTTCATTTAATCTACCCTTACCATGTGCTGACCAGTATAAATTCTGGGTTTTAGGGTCATAATTTTTTGCATGATTTATTGCATCTTTAACATCATCTTGCATTTGTTTTATGCTTTTTATTGCTCTTTGTTTACTTTTAGCTTTTATGACAATATGATTTGCACCTTGCATAGTCATTCCGTTCATTCTTCGTCTATTTTTTCCTTGTGCAGTAATAAAATGTTTTACCTCTGCCGAAGCAAACCCTGTTTGTCCTTCTCCATAGACATATTTATCTATAGTTCTGTAATTATCTAAAAAGCTTAGATTCTTTGGTTGTCTTTCATTTTTCAATCCTTTTTGTATGCTTTTCCTAAACTGTGGATTATCAAGAAAATACGCTGATTTTTGTCTTTCAAAAGTTATACTTCCTTCTCTTGCATTAGACCAATTACAAAATACTTCTTTCTTTTCTATAAACTGTCTTAATTTTCTTGAATTTTCCCCTGCAAGTCCTTCCATCTCGTCCATCAAATCAAGAGCTTTGTTTACATCAACAGCTTTAACTTTTCCAGTAGGTGAAACACCCTGAAGTTGTGCAATCGTTGGCTGTAGCGGATCTTTTTCCTTAAGTGCTTTTAATTCTGCCTTTGCTTTTCTTTCAGCAGCCCTCGCAGCTTTAGCTATCTTTTCAAGCTTATCTTGATTAGTGATAGTAATAGTTGGTTTAGTTACAGGCTTGGGCTTTGGAATCTTGATTGTTATATCACTAGGCTTACCATACAATCTTTCCAAGTCTTTCAAACTTCTTTCGCTTCCATCTTCTCTCACCATCTTTCTTATAGCCTTCTGTCCTGACCCTTCCTTCTTTGCCAAGCGTTCAAAATATCTCACCTTCTGTTCATTACCCAAAGTCTTGATCTTTGTTTTCTTATCTGCCCCTAAAAGCCAATCACCATATTGAGTGTTCTGTGGGACTCTACCACCACCTTCTCCTGTGGGTCGGGTTACAACTTTGCCTTTGGGTGGCGGTGTTAGGTCTTTGAACTCTTCTCTTTTTCTAAGTCCTTCGTAATCAACAACAGGAACTGTAGTAGATCGGCAGTTAAAATGCTGTGGTGGTGTAGGGCCTTTGTTGTATTCAAACTTTCTACCATCAAGCCTTCTACAAATTGGACTGGTTTTTGAATCAAGCGTTGCAACATATTCATATTTAGGAGCAACCTTACTGTTTGCTGCATAGACAGCCTGTGATGCTTGATTCTGTACTTGATTTACAGATGTTCTAACAATGGTTTGTATCTGATGATTTGCCAATTTAGTAAGTTCACCACCAGCTTGTGCTATCTGTTTAACAGTTCCTTTTTGTCCAAATTCTAGCTTTCCTATCATTCGACTTGCTATTTGCTGTGTTGACTCTCCACTAAATACACCTTGTCTGATAGTCCTAGCCAAACCTTCTTGTTGTCTTGTTGCTATACCTCTAAATGCTTTCTCCACTGTTTCTCCATTTGGTAAAGTCTGCATTGCCCCTTGCCTTGCAGTGAGTTCAAACTTTCCAGAGCCGAACTTCTTAAAATCATCTTCTGTGAATTGCTTGCTTGTGAATATGTTTACCTTTGTGGGGTCTGTTGTGACAAATGATTCTGCATATTTAGAACTGATAGCTACTGAGTTGATGGGGATATTTCCTGATTTTACGGCTTTTTTTAGTTCACCCTCAATGAATCCAGCTTGTACTTTTGCCAAACCCTCTATCTCTTTTATCATCTTCTTTGTTGTAGTCTTAGACCATTTATCTAAACTACTTTTTGATTGAGCTATGATTGCCCTCAGTCTTTTCTTGGTCTGCGGTGCAATTACAACACCTTCTGGAGCTTTTGCCTGTCTGATATTTATTGCGTTGAGCTTTCTTGCTGCAAGTAAAATTACATCATTATAAGTTCTTACAAAATCTACTGATACGGCATTGCTGTATCTATTTATATCAATAGTTTCCCTAAAAAATACCTCTGGAATACTCATTTATCATTCTTCCCCTTCTTCCTCTACCTCCTCCTCTTCTGGTTCTTCGTCAGGTTCTTCTGGTGGCTCTACTTCTGTAAGACCTCCCTGCTGTGTTCCTTCTATTTCTTCCTCTACGTCAAAGTCATCACCGAGAACCTCACCAGCAGAAAGTTGATTTAGTAATGTTTCCTGAGTAATAGTTCCAGCAGTAAACAATGTAAGTAAACTTGAAATTTCTTGTGGTTCTAATCTTGCACTTACAAAGTCTCTATTTACAAAGCTACTGCCAGCATTAGGTTCATTAAGATATTCGCTATGAAACTTAAGACAGTTATCAATCAAGTCTTGCATCTGCTGTGCAATAACCATCATTGTGCTGTCATTCTGTGACCTATCTATCCTTTTTGCCTCTGCTGTTTCTCCCACTAACTTCTGTCCTAATACCGCAGCTAATGACAAAGTATTGATCTGTTCTGCAATATCTTTCAATCTTGTGAACTGGCTGTCATAGCTATCACCAGAAGGGCTGATATATTCCATTCGTGACTCAGGTGGCAATGATAGTGCTTCATTAGGGCCTGTTGTTATCTCATCTGCATTTGGATAGCCAAAGACTGCAAGCATAGGAACAGAACTGATATGCAAGATATTATCCAAGTCAGATTGAATCTGGTAATGCTTGAGGTTAAGTTCTGCAATGTCATACAAAGGACTGCGGCTTTCATAGAACCCAACTCTGTTTGAGTATGCAACAGCAAAGGGAATCTTGTCCTTAAGGCTCATTTCACCTTCATCAAACAATTTATATTCACCTTTCTTTTCATCTTTTCTGTGAATTTCATATCTACCACGCTCAAGCACCCTGATCTGTTTAATGATCTTGTCACCATACTTTCCATCTGGTTCAACAACCTGTTCTAATAAACGAACCTGTGTAAGTTGCCTTGTGCCATCTATGACCTCACTTCTAAATCCTAATATGTCTTTCGGTGTATATGTCACCCAGTATGGTCTTGTTTTGTCTCCTCCTTTCGGTGCATCAACAAGAACTCCAACATGACCAAAGCTGATTGCCTGTCTTGCTGTCTGATAAAGCCAAACATTTAGATCATTTCCCTCTAGGTCTACATCAAATAACTGCTCACGAACAAGGTCTGAAACATCGTCTAAACGGACTGGCTTTCTAACCAACATACCTGATAGCATCTTTTCAATACGCTGCAAATATGGCACTACTGTTGATCTTGACAATCTAACGTCATATGAGTCATCAGTTTCTCTTGCTTCCTGTGGCAAATACTTTCTATGTTCACTCCTGATCTTATATGTTCCTTCCTTCAAATCTGTTATCAAATCCCAAAACTGAGCCATACGTTGATAGGCCGCATTAGGGCTTGCAACTGTGGTAGCAGCTTGTGTTATGGGCTGATTGTAAATATTTAGTGAGCTAT